TCCGCCAGATCGCCGACGCCGTCGAGCGCGGTGGCGAGGCGCTGCCCGGCCGGCGCGTCTACTTCGTGGGCGAGGACGGCGAGCTGCTCACCGCGGACAAGCTGATGGCGGAGGGCGAATAGATGGCCGGTCGCGATTACGGCAAGGTCGCCGCTCGGTTCTGGACCTCGCGCACCGGCATCCGCCTACGCGGCGACGCCGACGCCCAGATCGTCGCGCTCTACCTGCTCACCTGCCAGAGCTCGACCATGTACGGGCTCTATCACATCGCCCAGCCGACGATCGCGCACGAGACCGGCCGCACGCTCGAACAGGTGGCCGCCGGCCTGGCGCGGCTCGAGGCCGAAGGATTCGCGCTGTACGACACGACCTCGGAGATGGTCTGGGTCATCAACATGCCCCAGTTCCAAATGGCGGAGGCAATGCAGCCGAACGACAAACGCATCCCCGCCATCAAGCGCGAGATCGCGGCGCTGCGCTCGCATCCCTATGCCGCGATGTGGTGGGACTACTACGAGGCATCGTATCACCTGGGGCCAAGGGCCTTCGGAGGGTCTCCCAAGCCCCTTCCGGATCGGATCGACGAAAGTCCCTCGCAAGCCCCTTCGGAGCCCCTTCCAAGGGGCATCGAACCAAGCGCGATGCCCCTGCCAAGCCAGGATCAGGATCAGAACAGGAGCAGATCAGGAGCAGGAGAAGAGCCCCTCCGGACCGATCGGTCAGACAGACAAAGATTTGACGATTCAACACAGTCTGGTGATTCACGTGAAACGCCGCCGCTCGAACCCGACTCGCCCGCCAACCTGCTGACCCTGCTGAAGGCGACCATCGAGGCTGACCACCCCGACCTCGGTATGTACAGCCCTGGCAAGTGGGCCGAACGCGACGCCGCCACGTTCTTCGAACGAATCCCGCGAGCAAGCTGGGCCGCGTACACCGGCCTATTCCGGACGCGCATTAAGGCGTTCTCGCAGAGCGAACGCTTCCGGGCCGACGGCTGGAACGCCAGCGATTTTTTCGAGCACTTCAACGCGCTCGGCGCCGCTGCCCAGCCCAGGAAGTCGGAATACCCGCCGATCCGAATCCCCGCGAACTACCCGCGCTCCCCCCAGCTCGGTCCGCCCAAAGACCGCCGCGACACCCCGCCCGACCCAATCGCCAAGCCGAGCACCGCACCATGAACCAGCAACCCGACGACACAATCGCGCTGTCCGCCGAACGAGCGGTGCTCGGCGCCGCCCTCATCGAGCGCGATGCCCTCATCCAGGCCCGGTCGATGCTGACCACCGTCGACTTCGTGGCGCCGCAGCACCGCGACGTCTGGGACTCCATGCTCGAACTCGACAAGCGCGGCGTCCAGGTCGACCCGGTCACGCTCGAGGACGAGCTCCGCACCCGCGGCGTGTGGGCGGCTCTCGGCATGCTCTACGAAGGGCAAGCCGCCAACGGGATGGGATCGTTCGGGTGGATCGCCGAGGTCATGACCGCGGCCCCGAGCGCCACCAACGTGCGCGCCTACGCCGAGATCGTGGCCCGGCGGGCGGCGCTGCGCCGGCTGCGCGCCATCTGCGCAGATCTCGCCAACGAAGCCGAGACCAATCCTGACGATGCCCAGCGGCTCATGCTGGAAGGCCAGAAGCTGCTGACGCAGATCTCCAAGGGGCGGACCCGCCCGGGCGTCGACGTCGCCGACCTGGTCAGCGCCAAGATCACGGAGTTCCAGGAGCGCGAGGAGGCGCGCCAGCGCGGCTCGGCCCGGCTCGTCGGGCTGTCCACCGGCATCACCGGGGTGGACTACCTGACCGGCGGTCTTGTGCCCAAGACCCTCAACATCGTCGCGGCCAGGACGTCGATCGGCAAGACGGCCTACGCGTGCCAGATGGCGCTGCTCAACGCCCTCGACGCGGACGCTCCCACGCTGATCTTCAGCCTAGAGATGTCGCCCGGCGAACTGGTCGAGCGGTTCTTTGCCAGACGCGCGCTCATCGACTCGGCGCGCCTACGAACCGGCGAGATAGTGCGCCCCGAGTGGACGCGGCTTTACCAGGTCGGCAACGAGCTATCGCGCCCCGGCCAGATCACGATCTCGAACGCCTCGACCATGGCCCAGATCTGGACCGAGGCCCGGGCGTTCCGCGTCGAGAACCAGAACCGGCGGATCCTCCTGGTCGTCGACTATGTCCAGAAGGTCCGCACCGGCGAGCGCGGCCGCACGCGCGAGCAGGAGGTGGCCGAGGTGTCGGCCGGGCTCAAGGAAATCGCGATGGAGCTGGACGCCCCCGTCGTCGCCCCGGCTCAGCTCAACCGTGGCCCCGAAAACGCTGGCGAGGAGCGCGACCCCCGCATCACCGACATCCGCGAGTCGGGCGCCGTCGAGAACGATGCCGACGTGATCCTGCTCCTGTCGCGGCGCCGCTCCGAGGCGGCTGGCCGATGCGTCATCGCTGTGGCCAAGAACCGCAACGGCGGCCCACTCGGCGAAGCCATCGCCGAGTGGCGTGGCGCAACCTACGAGCTCGTCGATCCGCCCGACCAACCACGCCCAGAACCCGAGCAGCAGTCGTTCGCCTCATAACCCGAGAAAGGACCGCCACCATGGAAACCCGCCGCTTCACCAAACGCCTACCCGTCAAGCTGCTCGACGCCGACCTACTCGGCGTAGCGGCCGACATGTCCGGCCAGATTAGCGAGCTCGACCGCCTCATCCTCGAGAAGCGCGAGGCCAACCGCCTCATCAACGGCCGCATCTCCACACTCCGCGTCCAGATCAGCGCCCTCAACCGCAAGCTCGTAACCAAGGCCGAGGACCGGGACATCGACGTCGAGCTGACCCGGGACGTCGTCCGCAAGCAGATCCGGATCGTCCGCCTCGACACAAGCGAGGTCGTCGAGGAGCGCGCCATGCGCCCGGAGGAGCTGCAGATGTCGATCGAGGACACCATCGCCCCGCCCAAGAAAGCGGAGGCACCGGCGAAAGCCCCCAAGGCGGGCGGCCGGCGTATCCAGCTCGCCAACCAGGAAGCCGCCGACCGCGCCGAGGAACAGCGACTCGCGACCACGCCAGAAGAGGCCGAGGAGATGCGCGCGGAGCGCCTGGCCGCCGATCGCGCCGAGCGCAGCGATGGCGCGGGAGTGGCGCCGTGAATTCGACTCTCATTCATCCCAAGATTGTGGAGCTTCTCAAGGCGATGCGGGAACATGGGTTCAAGCACGCGATCGCCAACTGCGGCTTCAATGCCCAAGGGAATCTGGTCGTGTGGGCCTCGTGCACTTTCAACGGCAGCAGCTTTATCACTGACGAACTGCGGATCGATGGGCCGGATGAGCAGCTCAAGCGCTTCGATCACTGGATCAACGACATCAAGCAGTTAGCCGGCACGGGCGTGGTGAAGCCGTGACCGATCTCGAGTCAGCCGAAGCCGAACGAGCCGAGCCCGTCCAACAGCTCGACCCGCCCCTGCCGACCGCGCCCGCCCCAGCGCCGGCCGAGGTGCAACCCCCCGCCGAGAAGCGCGTCCGAATCGGCTCGGCGAGCGTCCCCGAGCCATGGGTGCTGTCCTGGACCAACCCGTCGTGCGAGATGTGCGGCGGTCGGGGCTTCATCGAGGGGCGCGACGCCAAGACCCGCGAGGCTTACAAGGACATCTGCCCGCGCACCATGAGCCGGGCGCGCGTAGAGCTCCGGAAATTTCTCGAGTCGATGGCGGTCAAGAAGGTCGACCCGCCAGCGCCGGCCGTCGCGCAAAGCCCGATCGTATCCCGCGCCACCGCAGCCCTGCAGCGCCAGCTCGACGAGATGGAACAGGCGCTGGCCAGACGCCGGCAGATCGTCGACGACCTCAAGGCCAAGGCTGCCCAGGCCGAGGACTCGCCCGGGATCGTCCAGATCGACGGCTGGGGCAACCGCGCCACGTTTGAGCTGCAAAAGAGCGAGCGGCGCATATCCGAAATCTCCCAGGAACGCGACGAAGCCGTGGAGCGCGCCAACCAGCTACGGGCCGAGCTCGATGACATCACCGGCCGCGTGCTGCCCGCGCTCAACAGGCAGATCGCTGCCTACGAGGCGAGCCGCGACCACGCGAAGGCCCAGATCGAGTCGCTCACAGTCAAGCGCAAGGCGCTCCTCACGAGCATCGCTGGCGACTGGGAAAACGCCGAGGCCAACTTCCACCGCAACACGGATGGCCTTCGCAAGCGCATCGACAAGGTGCGCCGACGCCTGACCATGACGCTGCTGCGCGCGGGGCTACAGCCTCTCGACCGCCCGCTGTTTCAGCCGCCCGCCCAAACGCCCGATTTTCCGGAGAGTCAGTGAAGTACTACCTTCGCTTGGGGTTGGCGATTTTCCCGCTCGGCGCCATGGCCGGCGTGTCCCGGCTCTACCGGATGTGCACCGGGCAGATCCCGGTCCGGGTGGAGCTGGCGATCGAGCGGGTAATCGAGTGGGTCGAGGAAGCAGAGGAACCATGAGAAACGAGGAGCGCGATGGTCACCCACTGCTCATGTCGAACGATGGCCCCGGCGCCGAGCCCGACATCCACCTAACAATCAGAGCGAGGAACAACTGTCTCAGGGCTAGACGATTGAAAGCCGGCCTTACACCTCGGGAGATTGGCGAAAAATCCGGCGTTGGCTATGAGACGTATTTGCGTCTCGAAGGCTTAAAAGCTTCACCCATAGCGAGACTGCGAGTGTGTAAGATCCCACACTGTAGCCGTCCGATCTGTCCAGCCAGTTGGCTTTGCAAAGACCACTCGGGATTGAAAGAGCTTGCCGACGAGTATTCTCCGAAACTTGGGTGGTCAAGTGCGGCAGAGAAGCTAGCCAAATTTCACAACTGTACGCCAGTTGATCTATGGCCAGATGCTGTTTTATCCATAGTAAATCCGGTTGTTGAAATTGAGATAGACGGCGAGAAGCTAAAACGCCTAACGAAAGGAATTCTGAGTCCCGGACCAGACCATGAAATCGAGGCAAGAGAAAACAAACATGAACTTATAACCGCCATAAAATCATTGACACCAAGGCAAGAGGAGGTCCTTGTCGAACGGTTTATAGAAAATAAGACCCTGAAACAGGCAGGTGAAGCGCTAGAGATTTCCGCGAGTCGGGTTAGGGAAATTGAAGGGAAGGCGCTTCGAAAACTCCGCGAGCGTCTGCAAAAAGAAGCATCGAGGCCTACGCACAAAATCGAATTGCCGTACTGTAAAAAGTGCCTGCACCATCGCGTTGTCCACCTGGGAACATTGTGCCGAATCTGTGACCCCGGGACGAAGAAGTCATCGGTCGAGGGTGCCAGGTGAGACGCTTCGAGTACTCCCTGCGTCCGCTCTGGTGCGACGATCCCAATGCCGCCGACGGCCGTCGGATGATGACGGGCGACGAGGGCCTGAAGCTTCTCAACCAGATGGGCGCCGAGGGCTGGCAGGTCGTCCAGATCGAAAGCGGGCAGGTGTTGCTCGAGCGCGAGCTGGATTCATCGGGATGACGCACGAGTGGCCACCCAAGTCTGCATCTTCGCGTTTACCGGAACCCTGGAGGTGGAGGTTCCGATACGGCGCAGCCGGCAGCACTCGAAACAAACGAACGGCCACGAAGCGCCCGAACCGCCTCCGATTCGCCTAATGGTTCAACTCGAAATGACGCTGTCACTCGTCGCGGCCGCACCCGCGCCCGCCCCACCGGATAACCCCGACTGCCGCCCGGACATCGACCGCAAGCCCAATCGCAAGTGGACCCAAGCCCCCCGCCCTGCCTCCGTCCTGCGGCGTCGACTCGACCTGGCGCAGTTCACCGAGCGATTCCGGCTCCGCGTCTACTACGACCAACGCCCTAGGGACCGGGAGGAGTGCCGGCTGTCGGACGACGAGAACGCGGCCATGGCCGTGGTGAGCCGCCTCAAAGCCAAGCTGGCGGCCGAGCCGTGTCTCGAAATCGAATCACAGGAGCGGCTCGCACTCGCAATCTGGAGCGTCGCACAAGTCCTGGATATCGCGCCCGCCGACGCCCTCGCGGTACTCAAGCGCCTGGCCGAACGACGCCCCTGCCCGTTCGTGTCGTGCGCCTATCACCTGTACCTCGACGTCCTGCCCGAGACCGGCTCAATCAAGTACAATTTCCCACACTTAGAGCCCGACCAGATCCCCGAAACCTGCGCCCTCGACGTGGCAGACCGGGGCGGGATTCTGCTCGACGAGCTCGGCCGGCTCATGAACGTCACCAACGTCGCCGCTCTCAAGATGGAGCGGGCCGTCTTCGCCGAGATCCGGGAGAAGGTCGACCCCGAGCTCGCGCGTGATTTCGAAGCCGAGATGCTGCGCCAGGCGGCGTCTTCCGAAGGCGATTGAGAGGACTCACCATGGGAAAACCACCCCCAGATTCCAACTCCACCGCGACTGAACAAAACGGCCAGAAATCGGCCCGCAGCAACCGAGATGCCAAGGGCCGATTCGGCAAGGGCGGCAAGGGCGGACCGGGCCGGCCCAAGGGCAGCGGGCGCGCCGACCTGGTCAACGCGCTAATCGACTTCATGTCCGAGCCCATCACCACCAGGGGCGGCGAGAGCGGCGACAAGACGAGAATGGATCTGCTGTTCTCGTCGACCTACGCGACCGCGATCGACAGGCGCGATCGAAACACCGTCGCCTGCAAGAACCTCATCTACCAGTACTGCCTCGGCAAACCCCCCGAGCGGGTCGAAATGTCGGGACCCGAAGGGGGTCCGATCGAAACCGAATCGAACCTCGACGTCATGACCACCGCGGCCATGCGCAAGCGATTGGCAGAGCTGCGCGCGCGGGCGCAATCGGAGTTGGCAAGTGGCGAGTCGCCCCCGCCGGCTGACAAGCCTTGAGCTCGAAGAACTCGAACTCTGCGAACGGCTGCGAGGGCGCGAGCCGATCCGGGATTTTCTCCAGCGCGTCGTTCCGTGGGAGCCGCTCCTCCCGCACCTCGAGCCGCTGATCTCACGCATCGAAAAAGCCCGCTGGGCTCCCCGGAAATTCTGCGTGTCTTACCCACCGCGTCACGGGAAAACGGAAACCATCAAGCGCGCGATCGCCTGGTGGCTCAACCAGAGCCCGACCGACGTCTGCGCCTACGTCGGCAAATCGAGCCAGTTCGCCGAGGACCAGTCCGAATCGATCAGGCGCTACGCCGTCAAGGGCGGCGCTGAACTCGGAACTCTGCAGCGCAAGGGCTCGTGGCGCACCAAGCAGGGCGGTGGATTACTCGCCTCCGGTTCGGACAAGGGCCTCGTTGGCTACGGCGTCTCGGGGCTACTGGTCGTTGACGATCCATATCCCGGACGCGAGGCCGCCGAATCGCCGATTCAACGCGAGCACATCTGGGAGACGTTCACGTCGGACACCATGACCCGGCTCGAAGGCGCGTCGGTCATCGTGGTGCACACGAGATGGGTTCAAGACGACCTGATCGGCCGTCTCGTCACCGACCATGGATGGGACTACATCAATATCCCGGCGCTGGCCGAGGAAAACGATCCGCTCGGCCGCGCGCCCGGCGAGGCTCTCTGGCCCGATCGCTACCCGGCGACGTACTTCCCGCAAAACGTCTACAGCGAATATGACTTCGCTTCGCTCTACCAGGGCAGGCCGAGGCCCAAGGGCGCGTCGGTCTTCGGGACCGAGCACTACTACGACCAGGACACGTTTTCGATCGACGGCTGTCGGCTGTCGCTGTTTGCGGACCCCGCGGCCAGTACGAAGACATCCGCCGATGCCAGCGCGATCGTCGCGCTCGCAATGAAAGGCCGAGGCGCCAACACCGAAGCGTGGGTGCTCGACGTCTATAAGAAGCGCGTGCCGATCCCGCAGCTTGTGCGCGACATGCGCGCGTTCCAACTCAAGCACGGCAACCCCAGCATGGCTGTTGAATCAGTCGGCGGCTTCAAAGCCGTGCCGCAGATGCTCGAGGAGATCGATCCGGACCTGCGCATCACCGAGGTCGCCCCGCTCGGCGATAAATTCACGCGAAGCCAACCCGTCGCGACGGCGTGGAATGCCGGCCGCGTCTATGTGCCGAAGCCGACAGACGCCAGGCCCGTCCCGTGGCTCAAGGATTTCCTGTCCGAGGTCACGAACTTCACGGGCGTCGGCGATCGGCATGATGACCAGGTGGACGCGCTCAGCGGCGCATGGAACGAGGGCTTCGAGGCCGAATACGGCACGGTCGACTTGAGCGGGATACAGAGGCGGCGGATCTGATGGCGAACCGAACGGCGTGAATGCCGGCGATGGCGTGGATGGTGATGATCGTGAATGCGCTGTTAAGTCTGTTGCTCAAAACAGCAAAGTGAAACGCAATGACCCCCGAAGACGACGAGCCCCTACGTCTGCGCCTAGGCGCCCGTCGTTCATTCACTGATCTCGCGATCAACACCATCGCGGGCGTCGACTCGGTCAGCGGGATTCAAAGCATCCTGCAGACGCACGATCGCGGGTATTTCTTCACGTCCGCCCAGCTTGCGGACGCCATGATGCGCGACGATCGCATCAGCGGTGTGCTCAAAACTCGCGTCGGCGCCCTACTCGCGAGTCCCGTCGAGGTCAAGCCCGCCAACGCGAGCGCGAAAGCCAAAATAGCGGCCGATTTGATCGGCGGCAGCGACGACGAGGCGGGCCTGTGGGAAAGAATTTTCCCGAGCGAGGTCGTTGGTGCTCTGTCCTCCTGGGGTAACAAGCTCGGCTTCGGCCTCGCCGAGATCGTCTGGGACACAAACGCGCGCATGCGCGAGTGGACGACGATCGCTCCTGGCGTCCAGCTCGCATCGAAGCGCGAGCGCGTGGCATGGCTGCCGCGTTTGAAAATCTGGCACCCCCAGTTCGTCTATTGGGACTGGGCCGAGATGCGCTACGTCCTCCTCACCGCAGAGGGACTGGTCCGTCTGCCGCGCGTCGACTCGCAACCGTACTCCGACGGCAAATGGGTGATTTATACCCCCTATGGGTATCAGTACGGCTGGCTCGACGGTCTCATTCGCCCTCTGGCCGACAAATACCTGATGCGCGGCTGGGACTATCGAGACTGGGCCCGCTACAACGAGCGGCACGGCATGCCCATCATCAAGGGCAAGTACCCGGCCGACTCGGACGCGACGCTCAAGAGCAAGTTCCAAAACGATCTGTCCAATATCGCCAGCGACGCCGTGATCGGCCTGCCGCAGCTTCCGAAGGACAAGGGCAGCTTCGACGTCGAGTACGAAGAGGCCGAGGCCAAGACCCACGAGACCTTCCAGCTGTTCAAGAAGGAGCTCGACGTCGATATCGCCGTCGCCGTGCTCGGCCAGAATCTGACGACCGAAGGTGGCACCGACGGCGGCAGCCGTGCGCTCGGGCAGATTCAAAATCTCATCCGCATCGATAAGGCGCTCGAGGATGCCCGCATCGCGAACGTGCTGCGCGATCAGGTTCTGACCCACTGGGCGTTCTACAACTTCGGTACGCCTGATCTCGCCCCACGGCCGAGCTTCGCCGTCGAGCCACCCGAGGACGAGGGCAAAGAGGGCGCTGCGCTCAAGGCGATCGGCGACGGCATCCAGTCGCTCAAGCTCGCGGGCGCGCCCGTCGACGAGCGAGCGATCCTGGATCGCTTCGGCGTGCCAATGCTGTCCGAAGAGGAGCAGGCCGCGCGCGAAGCGGTCGAGGCCGAAGAGGCGGCAGCCGCGGCCGGCAACAACGGCGGCGCTGGCGGCAAGGACGACAACGAAGGAGGCCCGCCGAAAAAGAAAACCGCGCAGCTCTCGTCCCGTTTGCCGCAACCGACGCCGGTCAAGCGATACGAGTTCCAGGGGCTGCCGATCGCCGTCGAGCACCCCGCCGGCTCAACTCGAATCTGGCGCGAGCCCGGGCCCGAGGGCGGCGTCATCGGCTCGACCAAGATGGTTCACGACTACGGCTTCATCGAGGGCCATGTCGGCACCGACGACGAGGAGCTGGACGCGTACGTCGGGCCCGATGCGAACGCGCGCGACGTCCACGTTGTCCATCAGGGCAAGGCGCCCGATTTCAAAGCGCACGACGAGGACAAGGTCATGCTCGGCTTCCCGTCGGCGGATGCGGCGCGTGCGGGCTACGTCGCTCACCGCAACGATGGCGATCGGGCGATCCTCGGCATGAGCGTCATTCCGGTCGACCAGTTCAAGCGCAAGCTCAAGCGTCGCACTGGCACCGGCAAGATTCGCGCGACGGCCGACATCGACGTCACCGTCGCGATCATGCGGCTCGCCCAGCGTGCCGAACATCAGGTCGAGCTGCGCGCACAGCGATCGCCGGCCGGACAGCGACGGGCCAAGCTCTATGCCGATCGCCTCGCGGACCGGGCCAAGCAACTCGCCGCGCGGGCGCTCGCCGTTGATCTTGTCGGCCTCAAGGCCGAGATCGACGCCGCGTCCGACTGGGACGACCTGCGCGCGCGCATCGTGCGCAAGTTCAAGGGGATGGACCCGCAGCGGCTCGCGCGCGTCGTCGAGAAGACGCGGCTCATGGCCAACCTCGGCGGGCGGCTGAGCGCGGTCCAGGACATCTGAGACAGACGGATGAGGCTGACCGACCTCCACCCGAAATTTCTCGCTCTGTCCGACGGACGTGCGGGATGCGGCGTCCAGTGCGATTGTCCCTGCGGCAATCCCGCATGCCTGCCCCTGTTCGTTCCGTTCCTCAATCCGCTCGACGGCGGCCCGCCCTTCCACGTATCGGCTACGGGTGAGCCATGGGGCTGGCAGCGAACCGGCGACACGTTCGAGACACTGACGCTCACGCCCAGCATCCAGCGAATGGACAAGGACGGTTGTCGCTGGCACGGATTCATCACCAACGGCGAAGTCACGGGCGCGTGAGGAGCCTCATCCCCGCTCATCCGCACCCTGCGGTTCGCCGCTGGTTCCGCCGTCAGCAGGCGCGCGACCGGAAGCGACGTACGGTTCTCTGGTACTTGCGCCGGCCGCGGGCGCTTCAGGCATGGGTGCTTCGAACGTTGCGCGCGCCCTGGCGGCCGGAGAGCCTGGTTCGATCCCGGGGCCCGCGGCCGTAGTTAGCCGGCGCACCCGTCGCGCTCACCCTTGGGCCCATGCAAGCCGTTCGCAACTGGATCGCCGATCACAAGAAGCTGACCATCACCATCCTCGGCGCGCTCGTCGGACTCCTGCCCGACAAGTACGTCGACCAGGCCCACAAGGACTGGATCATGGCGCAGCTCATGGCGTTCGTGATCGGCCAGGGCATTGCCGACCACGGCAAGGAGGCCGCGAAGATCGAAGCTGCGAGCCGCAACGCCGATCCCAAAGCAGTCTGAAGATCTTGCGGGGGCGGGATCATCAGGTGACCGGCGGCGTCTGAAAGCCATCGCTCGGGCCCCCGGGGAGAGGTGGCTCCTGACATGCCGGACGATGGCGACCGCCGGGGGCTTCGGCCCAAAGGAGCGCGCATGACTCGAGATCCCGAAGACGACGGTTGGCTGACGGTCTACGCATCTGCGCCGGCAGCGGCGCGAGCACAGGCGCCGGCCGACCCATCACCCGACCCTCCCGGCCTCATCGCCTTGAACCCGGGCGATGTGTTCCTGCATCGCCAGCGCTGCGCCGACAAGGACTGCAACGGGCATCTTCAAGTCATGGCCCTGCGCGCGCAGCCGCTTTCGAGCTGACCTGTGGCCGGCATCGAAGTCACGGACGACCCCGATCGCTTTGGCGAAGCCATCCGGCAGTTTCGTAAACGCGTGCCGGTTCCCGAATCGGTCTGGGACGCGATGGTCGAGCAGGAGCGGGAATTCGCGTTCAAGGTGAGCGGCGTCGCCCAGGCCGATCTCGTCGCCGACGCCTGGGAGGCAATCGACCGCGCCATCAAAGACGGCACCACGCTCGACGATTTCAAACGGGAGATCGGTGAACGGCTCGAAGCCGCATGGGGCGGCGAGGATGCCGCGCGGCTCGAGACGATCTTTCGCACCAACACGCTCGGCGCCTACAACGCCGGCAGGCACGAGATCCTCACGCATCCCGCGGTCAAGAAGTCCCGTCCCTACTGGCGCTTCGACGACGTCGACGACAACCGCGAGTGCGATATCTGCTCACCTGCACACGGCACGGTGCTGCCGGCCGACGATCCCGCGTGGGAGTCGATCCACCCGCCGCTGCATTTCTCCTGTCGCTGTCAGATCACGCCGCTTACACCTGACGAGGCCGAAGACGAAGGCATCGACGACGAAGCGCCCGACGTCGAAGCTGACGACGGTTTCGGCGCTCCGCCAACGGTCGGCGGCGACTGGGAGCCCGATATTTCGAAATACCCCGACTCGATTGCCGAGATTCTGCAAGACCGTTTGGAAAGTTAATCGCTGATCCCCCGCCTCGGATGCTGGAGGGGACAATGAAGCGGGGAGTCCTGCTATCCGCGCGGCCCGTGATGGCTCTGCCCAACGAGGGCGGCCCTCCGAGCGCGTTTCGGATTTTGAAGGCGGGCCCCAACCAGACCGAGAAGGGCACGTTCCTGTTCGACGCGCAGGCGGCCGAGGCCGTGATGACCGCGTGGGCGGCCAAGGGCCTCGACAAGGTCGTCATCGATTATGAGCACGACACGTTCAAGTCGGAGCCGGGGCCCAAGCCGGCGGCCGGCTGGTGCTCCATCGAGGTGCGCAACGGCGAGCTGTGGGCGGTGAACTGCTCTTGGACCAAGGAGGCGGCCGAGCTGCTCGCGCCGGCCGAGGGCGCGCCCAAGTACCGATTCTATTCGCCGGTCCTGAAGTTCGACGGCGAGACGATGCGGGTTACGAAGTTCGTGAACCTGGCACTCACCAACAACCCAGCCATGGACTCGATCGACGGGCTCATGGCGGCCACGGCTGACCCTGACGACAAGGAGTCCGACATGAACTGGGAAGAGCAGTACAAGGCACTCAAGGCGAAGTTCGACGAGATGGAAGAGAAGTGCCGAGCGCTGACCGCCCGGCTCTCGGCCCTCGAAGGTGACAAGACCCAGCTCACGGCGACGCTGAGCGCGTCTCAGACCAAGCTGTGTGCCCTGACCGGCCAGACGAGCGAAGCTGGCGCCCTGGGCGTCATCGAGGCGTGGAAGTCGGAGGCGGCGCAAACTGCGCAACTGAAGGCCGAAAAGGCCCAGGTCGAAATGGCGGCCCTGGCTGCCGAGGTGAAGGGGATTCTCGACAAGGCGGGGACCGACGGCAAGATCGCGCCCGCCGAGCGCGCCGACTGGGAAGCCGACGTCGTTCGCATGAGCGGCGGCAAGCTTTCGCGCGATGGCGTCGCCTGGCTGACCGCGCGAATCGAGAAGATGACGCCGAGGGTTTCGACTCAGGCGACGAGCCAGAACGCGACGCAAACCGCGGTGCTCACCTCGGCGGACATCCAGGTCGCCAAGCTCATGGGCACCGATCTCAAGGAGCTCCAGGAGTTCCAGACCAAGCGGATCGAAGCACAGGCGCTCGCCCGGGCGGCCCAGTAATCCAACCCCCTCACAGGAGCTGAAGAACAAATGTCCGCACTAACCGCTGCTCGCAATACCGTACGACTCGGGCCGAGCGAGGTCGTTCTCGGTAGCATCGACTGCCCTCTCAAGGCCAACGCCAAGGTGTACCAGGGCGCGATGCTGGCGCTCGATCTCACAACCGGCTACTTCACCCAGGCCCTCGGCGCGACGCTGAGCCTCAAGGTCGTCGGCCGATTCAGCTCCCAGCAGCCGTTCACGCCGGTGCTGGACAACACGGGCGGCTCCAACGGGGCGCTCACCGCGCGCGCCGAGCAGGGCGTGTTCCGCTATGGAAACTCGAGCTCGGGCGATCTAATCGCCTCGACCGACGTGGGCAAGCCCTGCTACGTCGTCGATGACCAGACCGTCGCCAAGACGGACAACGGCGGCACCAGGTCGCTTGCCGGCATCATCATGGGCGTCGATACGGCCGGCGTTTTCGTCGGCGTCGGGCTGCAGATCGGCTCGCTGGCCGACGCGATCGCCGGGGCCGGCGAGCAGATCTCAGCGTCGGGTGCGCTCGCCGTCGGCAAGCGCACGTCGATTCTGGCCGTGTCGGGCACCAAAGCCTACACGCTCGCCGATGGTCTCTTCATCGGGCAGCGGAAGTCCATCTTCTGCCGCTCGGCCACCTCAACGCCCCAGGGCGTCGTCACGCCCGCTCACCCGAACAACTTCGCCACCCTGACCTTCGCCAACGCGAACGGGTCGGCGGAGCTCGAATGGAACGGCACCGGCTGGGATCTCGCCGGCATCGGCGGCACCGTCACCGTGGCCTAACCGCGTAGCGCAGAAACACACAGGGAGAACACGACCATGGATATCACCCCAGCAAATATCGCCGCGCTGCAGACGCAGTTCGACATGCGCTACCAGGCGGGCTACAAGCGCCGCAAAACGTACTGGCAGGACTTCTGCGAGCTGGTTCCGTCGGGGACCAAGCAGAACCTGTACTCCTGGCTCGCGGAGCTGCCCGGCCTGCGCAAGTGGGTCGGCCCCAAGCTGTCGCGCAACATCGCGCTCCGGTCCTACTCGCTCATCAACGACGACCACGAGGACACCTTCGAGGTCGATCGCAACGACATCGAGGACGACCAGCTCGGCGCCTACGGCCGCAAGGCGGAGCTCTTGGGCGACGCGGCCGCGCGGTGGCCTGACGACCTGATGACGAGCGTGCTCATCAACGGCAACACCACCTTGTGCTACGACGGTCAGAACTTTTTCGACCTGGCCCACCCGGTCGACATCGACGACTCGTCCAAGGGCACCTACGCGAACTCGTTCACCTCGCGTCCGCTCACGCAGGCGAACTTCAACTACGTGTACGCGCAGATGCAGCAGTTCAAGGGTGAGTCGGGCAAGGTGCTCGAAGTGACGCCGACCCTGCTCATCACGGGGCCCGGCAACCGCGAGATCGCCATGGAAATCTGCAAGGGCGCGCTCATCGCCCAGGCCATCAAGAACGTGGCGGCCTCCGAGAACGTTGGCGGTGCCGCTGCCAGCAACGTCAACGTCGGCGAGGTCAGGCCGATCATCATGCCGCGCCTGGTGGATGACACGGCCGGTGTCTGGTATCTCGCCAGCACCGACCGCATCAAGCCGCTCATCTTCCAACAGCGCAAGCCCCCGACGCCGGTGCAGATGATCGACCCGCAGAACCCGGCGGTGTTCCGCGAGCGCAAGCTCACCTACGGCGTGGAGGCGCGCGGCGTGGGCGGCTACGGGCTGCCGTTCCTCATGACCCGCGCCGTGCCGTAGTCATGAAGATCATCCAGGTCCAAGCCCTGGCTCGCCCGGGCTTCCCGAATCGGTGCCGAGCGCACCGGTTCTGGCCATCCGGCGAGACCGTCAGCGTCGAGGTGCTCGATCAAGAAGTCGACTTCAAGACCGAGCACCCCGACGGGTCGGTGACCTTCGACCCCGAGACCAGCATCGAGGTCGAAACCGTCAACGCCACCACCGGCCGCAAGGAGAAGGTCCGGCGCGCGAACCCCACGCGCATCGGCCAGTCGGCCTACCGCGAGATTCTGGGCGACCAGGTCTTGCGGGTGGTCGAAGGCCGCGCGGTGCAAGCCGAGCTGTCGCAGGCGGCGCTCGACGCCGCTCGCCACAAAGCGGCCGAGCACGCAGCCGAGGCGGCGGATCTGGCCGCCAAGAACGCGACTCTCGAGGCCAAGGTGGCCGAGCTGCAGGCGGCGCTGGACGCCGCTCGCAGCGCCCAGTCGGCCGCTGACACGAGTGGCGATCAGGCCGAGCAGTCAGGCGGCAAGCGGGGAAAGAAGTAGCCCGTGCCCGCCCCGGTCACTCAGTACGCCTCGACGACGGATCTGGACAACCAGATCAACGCCGGGGCTCTGTCCGGGGTGACCACCCAGCAGAAGACCGACGCGATCGACAAGGCGTCCCGGGAGATGGACGGCTACTTCCGGGACCCATTCACCCTGCCCTTCGTGCAGGTCGGCACCGACGTCGCCATGCACTGCGCGAACATCGCGATCTACCGGCTCATGGTCGGCCGGGGCTACAACCCCGAGTCGGGCGGGGATCCGGGCATTCGCGATCGCTACAAGGACGCCCTCGCCTGGTGCACGCTCGTCTCCAAGGGCACGATCACGCCGGATGTGACCGATAGCTCCTCGGGCGCAAGCGAGGGCCATGCCACCGACGGGCCGATGGTGATCTCGTCGGCCTCGCGCGGCTTTTCGAGCCGTGGCGATGCGAACGGCAAAGTCTGGCCGTTCCAGGGAACCTGACATGGCTGGCGTGCGTGGAGACTTCGCGGCGCTGGCGGACCTGCGACGCCGGATGCGGTTCGTGACGAGCCCCGCGTTCCGGGAAGAGGCCGTGCATCGGCTGGCGGCCGTGGCCACCAAGATGCTGGCGGACGAGTTTCGCGAATCGCGCAATCCCTACGGCGATGCGTGGAAGCCCGTCTTTCGCAAGCGGCGCCGCGATCGCATCGCGCGCGGCCGGCGCATCGCCAGCGGCCAGGGCGTGCGCGCGGATAAGCCGCTCGTCGACTCCGGCCGGCTGCGGGCGGCAGCGACCGCCAAGAGCGCGGACGTTTCGGGCGGCTCTATGGTCCGCATCCGTATCCCCGTCGATTACGCCAGCTACCACCAGGACGGCACCAAGCGCATCGCGCGCCGGCAGATCGTCCCCGACGCGGCCGGCGGTCTCGGCCCGATCTGGCGTCAGGCCATGAACCGCGAGCTCGAGCGGCTCGTGCGCGAAAAGCTGGAGACCCGGTAGATGGGCCTCCAGGACTTTCTCGCGGCCGTTCAAACCCAGATGACCACCGTCATGACGGGGCTTTCCCAGACGGTGCCGGTCTTCAAGACGGGCTCGGATCATCTGCAGGACGAGGACGCCCCGCCCCGCATCGTATTCGTGCCGACGCGCGAGCGCATCGCCGGGCCCCATGGGCAGGGCGGCGATACCGTCGCCAACCCGCGGCCGCTCGCGACGGCGCACCTACACCTCGAGTGCCACGTCTGGGGCGACGATATCCCCACCGTCGAGACGCTACGCAATCACCTCGTCGCCGCGATTCATTCGCAGGCATACGGCGCGCACGCCGAGGTGTCGGGTGATTGGTCGATCGGCCAGTCGTCCGCCACGCGCAAGGGTTGGGTGTACGTGCTCGAGACGACCATCGAAATCCCGATCACGCGCGAGCTCGACATCTACGCGACGATCAACACCATGCCGATCACGGCGCAAGTACTGCCGATCCCATAAGGAGAGCCCATGGAAGATTCGACGAGTGACGTGGCGGCCGTAAAGCCGATCGAGAAGTGGGCCGAGCAAAAGGGCCTGTGGCCGCACGTCATCCAGGCGGCGCCGCAGCAGGTGCGGGGCATGGCGGATCAACAGACCGGGACCATGACCGTCAACCTGGCGAGCATCACCCCGCCCCGGCTCAATCCCGAATACTGGAAGTTTGCGGCGGCCAAGGCGCTCCGCAACTGGCCCGAGGGCCGCGAGGTGTCCGAGGCCGACTTCGACGCTGCCGTCGCTGATGCGGCCGGCGTGGTGATTCGCTAACCCCAACGAGGACAGCACCATGGCAATCCCCGACGTACAAATAACAGTCCAGGACAACGGCCTCGGCATCGTGCCGGCCAGCGTCGCCAACGCGCACTTCAAGATCGGCGTGTGCTCAAGCGGCGTCGTCGGGCAGGTCTATGGCTTCTCTGACCCGGCGGTCCTGCAGAGCACGCTCGGCCAGGGCCCCCTCGTGGACGCGATCGGGCACGCGCTGGCGGTCTCCGGCGGCCCGGTCTACGCCGTCCCCGTCAACCCCAGCACCTACGGGACGAACGGCTCGATTACCCACACGGGACCGGGCACGGGCACCGTCACGGCGTCGCTCGCGCCCGCAAGCACGATTCTGATCAAGGTCAGCACCGGCGGCACGCTGACCAACATGCAGTTTCAGATCTCGATCGGCGGCGGAGCCTACAGCGCGCCGGTGGTCAGCTCGGCGTCCGCCTACCCGATCCCGGGCACGCTCACCAGCATCACGTTCGCGGCGGCGACCTGGGTGGTCGGGTCGATCTATACGCTCGACACCACGGGCGTCATCACGCTCACGACCGATCCGGGCGGTGGCATCGCGGCTTCGAACATTACCCAGTCCTCGAGCCCGCTCGACGCCTATTCGGTTCTGCTCACCATCACCACGGGCGGAGCGCTCGGGACGGCGGTGTTCACCTACTCCATCGACGGCGGCAACACCGTCAGCGGGCAGATCGCAACCCCGGGCGGCGCCGGCAAGTACGCCATTCCCAACACGGGCGTGGTGGCGGTGTTCTCGGGCACGTTCACCGCGGCTGACACGTATGCATGGACGACCACGGCGGCGAGCTTCAACAACACCGACATGACCAACGCGTTCACCGCGCTGTTCGCGGCGGCTCCGACCTGGGGCTTTGGCCACATCGTCGGCGCCGCGTCCAACTCTGCCGGCAGCGCCGCACAGGCGGCCGTGGTCGACACCCAGATGACCACGGCACAGGGGCAATTCCGGTTTGCCTTCTGCATGATCGAGTGCCCGACGGCCGAAAGCGATTCGACGGTCGCGGCGGCGTTCGCCAGCTTCAGCTCACTGCGCACGATGGTTTGCGCGGGCGACGTCGGCGCGGTCTCGCCGCTCAACGGCCGGACCTTGCGCCGCAACTGCGCGTGGGTCGTGGCGGCTCACATTGCCGGCATCAAGCCCGGCGAAGACCCGTCCTGGATCGGCTCGGCGACGCCGGTCAAGAACGTCGCTTCGCTCTATCGCGACGAGGTCAAGACCCCATTCCTGGACGCCGCGCGCTTCACGACGATGCGCACGGTCCAGGGGCGCCCGGGCTACTACATCACCAACGGCAACCTCATGGCCCCGGGCGGAAGCGACTATAGCCTGGTGCAACGGCGGCGGGTGATGGATGTCGCGTGCAACATCGTGCGCGCGGGCGAGCTGCCGTTCCTGAACGGCTCGATGCGTGTACAGGCGACCACAGGCTACATCGACGAGCGCGACGCGCAGCAGTTCGAGGCCAAGGTCAACTCGCAACTGAAGGCCGGCGTGGTGGCCACGGGCGATGCCTCCGCAAGCTCGGTCGTGGTTAATCGGACCACCAACGTGCTGTCGACCAACAATCTGCCCGTGACGGTGCGGCTCGTGCCGCTGTTCTACGCCAAGCAGATCAGCACCAACATCGGTTTCTCCAACCCGGCTCTGTCGAACTAAAGCGAGGTCACCATGCCAGCGCCAATTCCGTACCCGCTCATCCAGGGCCACCGATACTCGTTCGCGAGCATCGAGGCCGTGTTCAATGGGCTCAAGATCCTGGGCTTCACCTCGATCAGCTACGAGGACAGCCTCGAGCCGGGCAAGGTCTACGGCTCCGCGCCCCAGAAGATCGGCCGCACGCGGGGCAAGGCGGACCCCAAATGCGAGGTCGAGATGCTCAAGCTCGAATGGGAACAGTTCAAACTCACCCTCGGCGTGGGAGGCGTCGGCTTCGGCGAAACCGCGTTCGACATCGTCGTGGTCTACGCCGAGCTGCCCTACGCGCCGGTCACGACCGACACCATCGTTGGCTGCCGCATCACCAACGTCAAGGACGCGAGCCAGGATGGCACCGATCCGTCCAAGGTCACGCTGACCATCGACCCGATGACCATCCTCCACAACTTCGTGCCGATGGCCACGCCGAACGGGTTCGGGTTCTGAAGTTAGCGACGGCGGTGCCCTCGGTACCGTCGTCGCATGATCACCGAAGAACAAATCACCAAACTGAAGGAGGCGCACCCCGGCGCCGAGCTCCACCAAATTTTCAACGCGGACACGGGCGTCGACGTCATCGTCAAGGCGCCCAGCGAAAGCGAATGGAAGCGTTTCAACAGAATGCGGACCGATCCAGATCAGAGAGCTCTCTGTATGGAAACGCTATTCCGTGCTTGCCTGGTCTACCCATCGCCACAGGACTTCGCGCCAACGCTCGCCAGACTGCCCGGCCTCGCCGAGACCTTCGGCTCCGAGCTCGTGGACATTGCTGGCGTCTCGCGCACGAACTCCAGAAAAAAGCTCTAGAGCGCTACGAAGCGTCGAAGAAGGACCCGTTCGACGCGGCGGCTTGCCTGACCGCCTTTGTTCGTGGCGAGGATGGGGATGATGCCGAGACCGGCGCCCTGCTCGTGGCTGACGGTCTCGGCTGTCTGCGCGTGGTGCGCGATTTTCTGACGAGGAAATAATGGCCGGCGGTGGCGGACTCGAATTTCTGATGGAGCTGGATGCCAAGCTCGACGGCATTGCGGAGGGCCTCAAGGTCCTCGACCGACTCGATGCGACCCTCAAGCACCTGGACGGCACGCTCACCAAGTTCGACCAGCACCTCGAGAAGTCTGGCGAAGCATCTCGGCACGCTGCCAGGAAGCACGAGGAGCACGAGCACTCGCTGTGGAAACTCGGGCACCAGTTCGAGTATGTGAAGAACGGTCTTCACGAATTCGCCGAGGCGCTCGGCCTGGTGCTCGGCTTCGAAATGCTCGAGAAGGGCTACGAAGTGGTCGAGCACCTGGTCGACAAGGTGATCGAGCTCGGCAAAGAAACCCTCGTTACCGCGGCCAAGGCGGAGCGCTTTTCAAAGGCTTTCGAGATCAGCCTGGGCGCGGGTGAAGGCTCGGAGATGCTCGAATACATCGAGGGCATCGCGAAGTACACCGAGTTTTCCCGCGAGAACCTCAAAGGGTTTTCTCTCGAGCTTCTGCGCGGCGGCTTCGCGGCCGAGGAGATTCCGCGCGCCATGGCCGCGTCTCTCGACCTTGCGGCCCGGGCCGGCGACAAGATGGATGGTATGCAGCGGGCGATCTCGGCGCTCAGCATGATCAAGGCGACGGGTCGGGTCGAGGGGCGGCTCTTCAAACGTCTCGGCATCGGCGAGGAGAACGCGCCGGAGAAGTTCTTCAAAGATCTATCCGCCCGCACCGGCAAGGGCGTGACCGAGCTCAAAAAGGAGATCGAAAAAGGCAAGGCGCCGATCGGGGCCATGCTGGAGTCGATCTATACCCTCATCGCCGGAAAGCGCGCGCACCTCGGGGATGCCGGCATCGAACAATCGGCTGGCATGGCCGCGAAGATCACGCATCTGCGCGAGGTGCCCGAGCTTCTCATGGAGAAGATCGAGAAGAGCCCGGCCTTCGGCAAGATGACGGCGTTCATCGAGAAGATCGGCGATCTGTTCGGCCCCGAAGGCCCCCTCGGTGAGAAGCTCGCCCGATCGCTCGACGTGGCGTTTACCAAATTCGTCGACGTCGTCAGCAAGGTCGACCTCGAGAAGATGTTCACCGGGATCGCCGCAGCCATCGAACGGCTGCCCGACCTCATCGAGCTGACCACCAAGGCGATCACCAAGCTCGTGCCGCTGGCGCTCGACGCTGCCAAGGCGCTCATCGAGATCGTGACCTTCGACCAGAAGCACTCCCCCGCCAATCGCGCCAACCCGTTCAGCGGGCTCGGATATAGCCCGGGCAAAGAAGTCGGCGCTGGTCTCGCCGGCGGCCTGCGCGACGGCACCAAGGGCGCGGTAAAAGCGACTGTCGATATGACCGGCGCGGTGAAAGACACCGCCGCTACGGAGCTGAAAATCCGTTCCCCTTCGAAGGTCTTCCAGGAGTTCGGACGAATGACCGGGGAGGGCTACGTGCGCGGTCTCGAGGACAGCGCTAGTCGTGTCGATGCAGCCGTCGCCTCGACGCTCGCCGCCAGCGACTCGGTCAAACCGGGCACGTTCGCCAGGCCGGCGTCGGGCGCTGCGTTCGGGCCGATACAGGTCACGGTCAACGTCACCACCAATGTCAACGGCGCGGGCGAAGGCGAAGGCGCGGCCAAGCAGTTCACTGATGAGCTAGCAGCGCGCGTCGAATCGATCACCATAGCCACCATCCAAAGCGCCCTCGAGCAGGCGCAGATCGAGGCGGGTGCCTGATGCCGATTCCGTTCTGGAGCAAAGAAGGCGTCGCCGAGGCGTTCGGCACCAAGCAGGGCGCCACCTCTGACGGCGCCATCTTTTCGACCGACCCGTGGGACGTGGCCACGCTCGCCGGCAAGAAGCTGCCCGGGATCTGCAAGGTCGACGGCGCGCCGACGCTGGCATTCGAGAAGAAAAAGCAAGGCGGTGTCGACGGCGCGATCATCACGGTCAACGGCTATCTGCCCGGACCGATCGAGATCGAGTGCACCATCTGGCACGAGGCCCAGTGGACGTATCTGCAGTCCGTCGCGCCCGAGCTATGGACGAAGCCGAACAAAAAGAAGACCAAGGGCTCCGAGCTCGCGCGGCCCATCTATCACCCGGCGCTGGCCCTGTGGGGCATCAACAACGCCGTCGTGATCGGCGTGACGCCGCCCAAAGACGGCCCCGTCCCCGACACCAAGGTCATCAAGTTCAAGTGCCTCGAGTGGGTGGCCGTCACGAACGACAATAAGACCAAGACCGTGAAGCCTTCGGCGGTCGTGCCGCTTGCGCCTCAGTACAATCCCGCGCGCAACAAGGTCCCGCCCAAGCCAAGCACGACGGCCGTTCAGCCCGGCGGCGAGCCCCCGAACCGCAAGGGCGGCGTGAGCTGAGCCGGTGGCGTTCGCGACGCTCAACGGCGTGCCCATTCACGATGGGCGCATCTGCATGCCGCGCATCGGGGCGTGGCACGCGGATCTCGCGGCGACGATGGACGCGCCGAGCGGCAGGTGCACGCTCGCGATCGACGGCGGGCCCACGCTCGTCGGCACTGCGCACCGTTCCGGCTCGTGGCTCGACACGGCTCATGTGCGCATGGTGGCGGGCGCTGACGGCCTCGGCAAGCGCGCGTTGCCTCGCCACTACCGCGGAGCCAGCCTGCGAATCGTGCTCCTCGACCTACTGGCGACAGCCGGCGAGACGCTCTCGGGCGCGGCCGGCGCTTCGGTCTTGCGGCTCAACTTCGACGCCTGGACGACCATTGGGCAGTCGGTCGGGCGGATGATCGGCGCGCTGCTGGCCGACTCGAGGCTGCCGGCGGCGACCGCCTGGCGCTTGCTGCCCGACGGAACGCTGTGGGTCGGTCAGGAGAGCTGGCCGGATTCAGGGCTCGCGCCCGTGACGGACTACCAGGATCTCTCGGAGGACCCGGCGATAGGCGCGCTCGAGCTCGGCGTCGAGGAGCCGACCTTGCTGCCGGGGACGCTGCTCGGCGGGCGCAAGGTGTCCTACGTCGAGCACCGAATCAGCGGCGAGACAACGCGGACGTCAGTGTGGGTCGAGGGCTAGTCGCCCGTTCTGCCGGCGTCAGCGGACGGCGACCGTCCGGTGAGCGCCACGGTCGCTCGGTAGGTCGTGCTGCCCTGGGTAAAGATGATCGTCGCTGAACCGCGACTGTCGCCGAATCCCTGCGGCCGATAAAACGCTGGGATCGCGAAGCTATCACCAGGTTGCATCGGGCGAGTCAACCACTGCAGGATTGGCGCTCGATCCGCCGAGAACTCCAGGCGCCCATCGGTCGACGAAACGTCGATCGACATGATGCGGACGTCGTTGTCATAGGCCGTGAAGTAGATGTCCCGCCGGACGGCGATCCCGATGGGCGTCGACCCAAAATCTTGGGTTGCAACCTGAAACGAGGCCGGTCGCTGCTGCGGGGGGATGATGTCCACTATCCCAGATGGCGCCTGTCCGTCTGTTCCTCCGCCAGCGTCGACTTGACCTGGGGCAACGACGTCGGGCGAGGCGTCCATCGAATTCGACGATCCGGCATCGCTCATGCTCATCGGCGATTGAACGTCTGACGAGCTCGCTTCGGGTGTTTGAGCCGATGCCTTCAATGCGACGTCGGTAGGAGGCGACGACGAATCGACTCCGCCACCGTCGGGCTGATCGGATCGGACAGAACCCGAGCCGCCACCGCAACCAATCACGACCGCGCAAACCATCAACCATCGCATTCAATGAGTGTTCGTGCGTACAGTCCTTCCGTCAATCTGAACGCATGCACAGCCGGCGCTCGGGCCCGAAGTTCACCGCGGTTTCGGGGCCACATACGCTCAAGCCGTGATCCTGGACCGAATCAAGGCGAGCCTTTTCGCGCTCGTCGGCGCCGCAGATCCGCGCGCCGTTTACGCCGGTCTTTTCCGGGCCGAAGTCGTCAGTCAAACCGACGATACGCACGTTGACGTCAAGCTCGACGATCCAAATCTGCCGGGGATGTCGGGCGTCAATCTGCAGGTAGGACTCCCCGGAACAGTCGTTGGTTTTCGGCCCGGCGCGCGAATGCTGATCGGCTTCGAAAACCGCGATCCGGCGAAGCCATTCGTCGCACTTTGGGCGGGCGGCGAAACCGTGGACAAGATGACGTTCAACGCGGCCCAGGTCTTCGTCGGCGGCGAGCTCGGCGCACAGCCCCCAATCAAAGCGCCGACGTTTCTGACGCCGTTCGAGGTCTGGGCAAAAGCCGTTGCGGCGGCCGTCGCGGCGGACCCGTCGATGCCCGGGCCAGCCAAGGCAGCGGTCGACGCAGCGGAAAAAGCGCTCGAAATCGTCCTCGACGGCGGTCTAGCCACTGCCAAGAACGCCTATGTGAGGTGACGTGCCTCCGGTCGTAACAGATTCTCTCGCGACCGCGGTGTCGCAGTCCGTAATCGGCCTCGCTCGTTGGGGCGGGCAACCCCATATCATCGTAACGGGCGGCTTTTTAGCGGGAGGGACGGGTACCGGGAAAACTCGCGCCTTTCATCTCGACGGAACGCATACGGACTTGCCCGATCGGCCTCAGGTGAGCTTGTCGGCCGGAGACTTCGGCGGCAACACGCCTAACTTGGCCGGCGGCACAGTCACGATGGCAAACGGGGACATGGTGATCATCGGTTGCCAAGCAGGCACTGCCAGTCATCGCCTTATAGCAGCCTCGCAGACCTGGACCACATTTACGGCGCCGCCGGCTGGTCCCACCGATGCTTACTATCAGCCGTTTCTGCTCAGCAATGGCGACATTTTGCTCGTGGTCGGAGATGGCTACCCCAGCAATCCACCGCGATGTTTCCGATGGAGCGCTCTCGGAAACTCTTGGTCGACGGTCACGTTCCCGATTGCGACTTATGCTGGAGTCTCCAGCGAAAACGTGGCGGCCGTCACGTGTTGCACATTGTCCGACGGAAGCATTCTCGCCGTCGCATTGAACGACGACAACGAATCTCACGAGTTTGCCTGGTCCCGATTTACCGAAGGCGGCGGATGGAACGCGTATCAGGTGTTTCATACTGGCGTTCCGGACGCGACCTATAACCAGGATGTCTCCCTGCTCGTTTCCGTCGGTTCCAAAAAAGCACTGCTCTGCAATCGAGCCGGGTACAACGCGGGTCTAGGTGTGGACGTTCCGATTCGCCCGTTCGTCTACAACGGCGACGCCGATGCATGGCATTCCGTCCCATCGCCAGCTCAGTATCGCGAGGGATATGCGGGATGCGGCTCGTGCGCGGGCGAAGCCTATCTGATTGGCGGCGTCGACGAGGTCAGCGGAACTACGCTGATCGCGCAGATCGAAAAGTTCAACGCCGGCACTGAGACATGGTCGAACTTCGACACGCTCCCTGTGGCGGTGCGCGTGCCGGGCGCGGCACTGTTTTGCCTAGACTCGACGACGCGCTTTTATGTAGCCGGGGGGACGACGGACGCCGCCGAAACAACCCCGAGCACCCAGGTGGTCGCTTACACCGCCTCGAGCGCATGCGGTTGTGACCAGCCTCCGGGCATCGGCGAAGCCCTCGCGCCCACCGAGGCGCCCTCCGAGCTCGGCGTCGATATCCTGTGCGGCCCGATGGTCGGCCCGAGCGCGCCGTCCGCGGGCTCTCCTTCCGTCCTGCAGACGGCGCCCGCTCCCAATCCGACGGCGAATCAGAACGAGTCCACCCTCGGCGTGGACATCGCCGTAATCGCGGGGAGCAACTGATGCCGACCGTGATCGACGTCGGGCGGAGTCTCAAGCTGGTCGCGGGGCTTGATAATCTCGGCAACGCAATCGTCAGAAGGCTCACCACCGACGGCCTCTTTTACGACCAGTCCTACGGGGTGGACGTCCGCCGGTGGCTGAGCGCGGGGATGGACCAGGCGAAGCTGGCAGAACTCGACGGCGTGATACGCGGACAGGTTGAAGCTGATCCGCGCGTGCAAAATGCGACAGTGGTAGTCGACACCAACATCGCCGCCGCAACCATGAAGATCAGCATCGACATCGACACAGCGGCCGGGCCGTTCAAGCTGATCCTGGCCGTGACGGCGCTGACCGTTGATCTGCTTCAGGTGGAGGCGCTGTCTGCATGACCCGCGCGCTTTCGGATCTGCTGACCGTCCAGACGAGTGCTCTGATTCGACAGCGCATTTTAACCGGCATGAAAAACGGCGGCCTGCCGGTATCCGACTGGGCAGCGACCGCCAAGGGCGGCCTTGAAAGTGCGCTCGTCGACATGTCGAGCCAGAGCCTGTCCGACCTCGCGGCCGCCAACGTGGTGGCGGGCATAGCGGGCGGGTTTCTCGACGAGGCGAGCGGCGACTGGTTGGCGATGCTGGCGAAGCGCTTCTACCAGCTCGACAAGAACCAGGCGACGTACACCATTCAGAGCATCACCCTCACCGCGAGCGCCCAGGCGGTACAGGTGAGCAAACAGCCCGGCGAAGTTTGGGTCATCTCGTCGGCCGGCAATCGCTATCAAAACATCGACGCGATTGAATTGAAGCCCGGTGCCTCGGGACAATTCAACTTTCAGGCCGAGAATCCCGGCGCGGCGTATGCCGATACGCCCGGAACCATCGCGACGCTTGTGACCAGTCTCCCCGGCGTGACCGCGCTCAACGCGCGCGCGTTCTTTGCGCCCCAGATCATAGCCGGCGGCAATTCCCGCGGGACCATCATTCCGACCGCCACGCCAGCTCCCGCAGTTATCAGTGCCGACGGTTTCTGGATTCAGATCCTCACGTCTGGACAGGTCGGCGTGGCGATCTTCGAGTGGGCGATCGACGGCGGCAAGAACTGGATTGGAGCCGCGCTGACCGACACTTCGGTCGATATCGGCAACGGCTGCACCTTGCTCTTTACGAGTGCGGCAGATGCGTCGCTCAGCTTCATCAAGGGCGACGTCTTTTTCATCGACGCAAGCCCGATCATTCAACAGGGCTCCGATACCGAGGCCGACGCCTCACTGCGCGACCGGTGTCGCGCGCGCTGGCCCTCGCTGTCCGACAACATCACGCCGTGCAAGGCGATGCTGTGGGCGCGCTTCGTCAGCCCCGAGATCACCCGCGTGCGCGTCCTGGCCGACGCGAACCAGTCGGGCGGGATGCTGGTCTACATCGGCAGCTCGGCCGGCAAGTGCTCGCCGCTCACCATCGTGGCGGCACAGAAGTTCCTGACCGCGCGCATGGATCAGGGCGAATTCGTCAATGTCCAGTCGGTCGACGTGTGGGCGATCTCCGTGACCGGCACCGTCCAGGTGCCGCGCGACCAGCTCGCCGACATTCAAACACTCGCGAGCGCGGCATGGGCGGTTTATCTCGCCTCCGTCCCCACGGGCGGCATCGTGCGGCTGGCCGTCCTCCAGCAGATTCTCAAGGATGCAGGGGCGATCGATTTTGCCAGCATCGGCATCGGCGGTTCTCCCAATGTCGTCTTGGGGCCAAGCTACGTCCCGGGGCAAGCCGACGGCACGAGTCTCGCCACCTTGCTCAACTGGGAGCCGATCGCCGGGAGCGTCACAACGCCGTCGATTGTCCTGCCCGAGGAGAACGCGGCCGAGCCGGTTCTGACCCCCGACGCGATCCTGGCGCCGCCCGCGGACGCGGACATCAAGGAGAAGCTGCTATCGGTTCTGCGCGGGATCCAAGGCTTCCCCGTCACCGACTGGCACGTCGGCGGCACAACCCGAACCTATGTCGAGCTCGAGGCGGTGGCGCTCTCGGATCTCCTGCAGAGCGCGCTGCCAGGAATGTTCGGAGCGGTTTACGCCGATGGTGGCTCGGATGCGGCTACGCGCGACTGGCTGACCATCGTGGCCAAGAAGCTCTACAACCTCACGCGCAGCCCGGCTGTGGTGGCGGTTCAGAACCTGACGCTCACCTGCGACGGATCGCACGGGCCCTACACCATCACGGCGGGTACGTTCTGGGCGAAATCCCCGATTACCGGCAACCGCTGGGTGGCCAAGACCGGCGGCACGCTCAACACCGGCAGCACGCTCACCATCTCGATCGCCGCCGAGCAGCCGGGGTCGCAGTACAAGGACGCGGCCGGCACGATCACTCAGTTGCTGGCCCCGCTGCCCGGCGTGACGATCAGCAATGCCGCGGCGGACTTCACGACACCGGTGCTCACCGGCTCGAGCACAGGCACCGTCACGCCCTCGCGCACCTCCGGGGGCACGCCGCCGACGCCCACGAGCTTCCTGCTTCGAATCGACGCTGCAGGACAGGTGACAGCGGGGGCCTGGAGCTATTCGACAGATGGCGGCCTCACGTGGACGTCCGCAGGAACAATCGTCGCGAGCTATGCCCTGCCCGGCGGAACGACGGTAGCTTTCGCAAATGGTGCGGGCACCCCGAGCTTCGCTGCTGGCGATGTTTTCGCGTTCGCGACTCCGGGCACCGCAATCACCACGATTGGGCAGGACCAGGAGGCGGACGTGCCGCTCAGCGGGCGCTGTGTCGCGCGATGGCCCGATCTGTCGGTGGTCCCTCCGAGCCGATACATCAAGTGGGCCAAGGCGGCGAGCGCTAACGTCACCCGGGTTCGCCTGGAAGAAGATCCGAGCTACCTCGGCAAGCTCTACCTGACGCTGGCTGGCGTCGCTGGCGCGGTCTCGGGCGGCGACGTCACCGCGGTCCAGACCTACGTCGACAAGCTCACCCCGACCGGCCGCATTCTCATCGCGCGCGCGGCGACCACACACCAGATCACGGCGACTGGGACGGTCGTGGTGCCGCGCGGGCGAAAGGCGGCGATCCAGGCCGCTGCTCAGATCGCCTGGCAGGCGTACGTCAACAGCACCGACATCGGGGGCATCGTGCAGGTGAGCGATTTGATCCGGACCATCATGGACGCTGGAGCGATCGATTTCACGAGCCCTGCTCTGACCGGCGGTTCCCCCAACGTTTCGCTGTCGTCGACCGAGGTCGCGATCCTCAACACCTCGACGCC